CTCGATACAAAAAGTGAAGAAGATCCAAAACTCTACCAAGATGCCGAAGGTGGTCATGCAAAGATTGACACAGATAAGGGTACAGAAGGTAAAGTTGGTAAGAACCAGGGTTCAATTGCAGGTAAAGCAAAAGGACCAAAGGAAGTTGGTAGTATATCAGCACCGGGTTCACCACAAGAAAGATTAGAAAGCACATTGGATGCACTTTTTGATGGTGAAGAACTATCAGAAGAATTTCAATATAAAGCCGCAACAATCTTTGAAGCTGCAATCAATGAACGTGTTGATTTGATTGAAGTAGAACTTGTTGAACAATATCAATCAATTCTTGCTGAGAGCATCGAAGAAACAACCAAAGACCTCGTTGAAAAACTTGACGACTATCTTGGTTATGTTGTAGAGCAATGGATGGAAGAAAACGAACTCGCAGTTGAAAACGGTGTTCGCACCGATGTTGCAGAGAACTTCATTCTAGGACTCAAAGGTCTCTTTGAAAACTCATGGATTGATGTTCCAGATGAGAAGTACGACCTCATGGGTGAAATGGTTGAAGTCAACGAAGAACTTGAAGGTGGAATCAACGAGATTCTTGAAGAAAACATTGCACTTCGCAAACAACTTCAAGAAGCCGCTTGTGGAGAAGTATTTATAGAAGAAACCACAGGTCTAACTGACCTTGAAGTTGATAGACTTGCTTCACTCACAGAAGGTATTGACTACGATTCAGTAGACGAATTCCGTGATAAATTAAATATTCTTCGAGAAAGTTATATCACAGAAGATGTTCCTTACCTAACAGAAGAAGCAGAAACAACCGATAAGACCATTCAACCAGAAGCAGGTGGACATATGGATGGTTATATGAACGCAATTCACCGACACAGCCAAGCAGATAAAACATCGTAAAATACGATTTTTATAAATAAATTTAGTAGTAAAGTAAACTCAAAGAAGGAGAATCTTAATGGATTTTAATCAAGAAAATAGTACGGCAGATGTGCTTGCAGAAAAATGGGAGCCAGTATTGGATCACCCAAGTCTTCCAAGCATCAATGACCGTTATAAAGAAAAAGTAACTGCTGTTCTTTTGGAAAACCAAGAACAAGCACTTCGTGAACAACATCTAACAGAAACACCAACCAACGCAATGGGTGGTGGTTTTAGTGTTAGTGCTGCCGCATCGGGTACAGGTAACCTCGCTGGTTATGACCCGATTCTAATCAGTCTTGTTCGCCGTTCAATGCCAAACCTAATGGCCTATGACCTTATTGGTGTTCAACCAATGTCAGCACCAACAGGTTTGATTTTTGCAATGCGTTCGACTTATGATAGTCAAACTGGTGCTGAAGCACTTTACCAAGAAGCATTTGCTAAATTCTCAGGTGCAAGTGGTTCTTCAACAGGTGCCGCATTCAGTTCAACTGGTGGTGTAAACCCTTACGCAGGTGCGCCAGCACTTACAGGTCTTCGAGCAATGCTAACAGGTACTGCTGAAGGTTTGGGTGATGGAACATTCAAAGAAATGGCATTCAGTATTGAACGAGTTGCTGTAGAAGCAAAAACTCGTGCATTGAAAGCAGAATACACAACTGAACTCGCACAGGACTTGAAAGCAGTCCACGGTCTTGACGCAGAATCAGAACTTGCTAACATTCTTAGCAACGAAATTCTTGCAGAAATCAACCGAGAAGTTGTTCGTAGTATTTACGCAAGTGCAAGAACTGGTTGTACGAATGCAGACCTCACACAAGATGGTTATTATGACCTAAATGTTGATTCAGATGGTCGTTGGAGTGCGGAACGATTCCGTGGTTTGATGTTCCAACTCGAACGAGAAGCAAATGCAATCGCAAAACAAACTCGTAGAGGTAAAGGTAACTTTGTTATCTGCTCTTCAGATGTTGCTTCTGCACTTGCAATGGGTGGTTGGTTGCAACTCTCACCAGCATTGAACACATCACTTGATGTAGACGATACTGGAAACACTTTCGTTGGTACACTCAATGGTAAGATGAAAGTATATGTAGACCCATATAGTGCATCAGACACTAATAGTACAGATGTAAACTACGCATGCGTTGGTTATAGAGGTTCAAACCCATACGACGCTGGTATGTTCTATTGTCCATACGTTCCGTTGCAAATGGTTCGTGCAGTTGGTGAAAACACCTTCCAACCAAAAATCGGGTTCAAAACTCGTTACGGTATGGTTGCAAACCCATTCGCACATGATGATGGTACTGCTGTATCAGTCGGTTCTGGTAAGAATGTTTACTACCGATTGTTCGGTATCAGTAACCTTCACGGTAACACAGGTCTATAAACCTGATAATTGTTAATGAATGAAAGGGTGTCCTTCGGGACACCCTTTTTCATATACATATATCATAGGAGATTACTATGGCAGCAATAGGATATACAGGTCCGGGTATTCCAGATGTTACGCAAGTAACTAACCCAAGACAACCAGATAATAATAACTATTTGGCAAATAATTATTTCCAATTAGAATTTACTAGATTACCAACTGTGACTTATTTTGTTCAAAGTGTAAGTTTACCGAGTGTATCGATGACACCATTTGAACAACCTGTTCCTGGTGGATTATTTCCTAAATGGATGGGTGGAAAGTATTCATTTGAAGATATTACAATAAACTTCATTGTAGATGAAAATATGAAAAATTGGTTAGAGGTATTTGAATGGATGAAGGGAATTGGAGTAATGGAAACCTCTGAAGATACGATTGCAGCCAGTATAAATGATGATTTCTTTTCTGATATCACCTTAGTTGTTTTAAATAGCACTTATAAACCAAATTTACACGTTCGATTTAAGAATGCATTTCCTATATCACTTTCTGGTTTTGAATTTACTTCCGCCAATACAGATACAGAACCGATTGTTGCAAGTGCCACTTTTACCTATGACTCATATGAAGTTATAGAATTAGATTGACATTTGCCGAATTTGTGATATACTTATAATATGAATTTAAAAGAAATTAGAACCATGGCATCGATTGACTTGAAGATGGATGAAACCGAACTTGAAGTTGAATCGATGAAAACACCACAGATACACAATAAGTATTTGATTATATTTACTGATGAGAAACTTATTCTTGGTAAGATACGTTCAGACATGTATCGTCTCAAAAAAGATAAGTGGTTGTATTACACAGGCAAGATGTCTCAAGAAGAACTAGATGAATATGGTTGGGATACATTCGACTTAAATATCCTCAAATCTGATATTGATAAGTTTTTAGATGCAGACGAAGATATCATCAAACTATCAAATAAAATACTACTACAAAAGGAAAAGGTAGAATATCTTGAGAATATCATCAAGATAATTAATAATCGGCAGTGGTCTATTAGAGCCGCAATCGATTGGTTGAAATTCACCAGTGGTGTATGAGTGATTTGCATGTAGAAAAGATAGATGAGGTTTATATCAAAATCCGATGCGAAAGATCAATCGCAAAAGAATTGAGTGATTTTTTTACATTTACCGTTCCTAACTATCAATATACTCCTGCATATAAGAATAAACTTTGGGATGGTCAAATTCGATTATATAACTTGCATACACAGCAATTATATGCAGGCCTTATCGATTATGTCTATAAGTTTGCAAACGATAGAAATTACACAATTGACAGCGAAATAAAGAAGTCGAAGAACCAAATATCCTATAAAGATATTGAAATGTATATCAAGGATAAACTACAACCCACCGTTAAAGGTAATAGAATAAAACCACATAAACATCAAATAGATGCAATTAGACACGCAATCAACAATAACAGATGTCTACTATTATCCCCAACAGGAAGTGGTAAATCCCTAATCATTTATTCACTTATTAGATATTATGAAGATATACTTCCAGAGGACAAGAAAATTCTTATTGTTGTTCCTACTACTGGTTTAGTTTCACAGATGTATAATGACTTCCGTGATTATTCCTCAAAAGATGCAGGATGGAGTGCCGATGATACTTGTCATTCGATATATGCAGGACAAGATAAACAAACAGATAAACGAGTTGTAATATCGACTTGGCAGAGTATATACAAACTTCCAGACAAATATTTTGAACAATTTGGTGCAGTATTCGGTGATGAATGTCATCTTTTCAAATCTAAGTCCCTCACAACCCTAATGTCAAAATTAAGGGGTGCCAAGTACCGCATAGGGACGACAGGGACACTAGACGGGACACAGACACACAAGTTGGTAATTGAAGGGTTATTCGGAAAGGTAATGAATGTAACTTCTACAACCGAACTCATGGAAAAGAAATTATTATCCAAATTGGAAATAGATTGTATAAATCTCCAATATCCCCCAGAAGATATTGAAGAAATCAAAAGAGCCAAATATCAAGATGAAATTAAATGGATTATATCACATAAAAGACGCAATAAATTCATTGAAGACCTTTGTGGTAAAATGGAAGGGAATACCCTTTTATTGTTTAATTATGTCAATGACCACGGAAAGCCGTTGTTTGACCGAATAAGAACCAAATATCCAGATAGGAAGGTTTTCTTTATTCATGGTGGAACAGAAACAGACCAAAGAGAGTATATAAGGAATATTATCGATAAAGAAGAAAATGCCATTTTGATTGCTTCCTATGGGACTTGTTCCACTGGTATCAATATAAAAAATATTCATAATATTATTTTTGCATCCCCTTCTAAATCGGTTGTTCGGGTTTTACAGTCGATTGGGAGGGGATTGCGAACATCTGATAATAAGGATAGTGTAAAACTATACGATATTAGTGATAATCTCTCACACAAGAAATATAAAAATCACACACTTCGACATCTAGACGAAAGAATAAAGATATATAATAATGAGAACTTTTCTTTTAAATTGGTAAAGATTAAGATATGATAAAGGAATGCACATGAAAACACCTTACAAAATTTTAAAACTACGAAGTGGTGAAGAAATTATAGCACGAATTCGTGGAGAAAAACAAGGAAAACTTATATTAGAACGGCCTATGATTTTCAAAACCGTTTTGGTTTCAAGTTCTTATGGAACTCAAAAAGAAATAACCGTATTAAAGAACTGGCTTTCATTTACTAACGCGGTTGAAACAAAAATACCCAAAGATTTTATTGCAACATATTTAGAACCAGATCACAATGTGATTGAATTATATGATTTAGAAAAGGAAAAAGAAGATATAAATCCTCCTCCACCAAGAAAAATCATTGATGCAAAAGATATAAAAAAGGAAAATAAATCTCCTAATGATTTTCCATTTTCTGATGACAAATTGAATGATATGATGAACAAACTAAGTGACGAAAACATTCAAGAAATGTTTGAAATTCTTAATGATGAGATGGAGAACACGATATTTCCATCTGATGCAGAAGAAGGAGAACATATGATTAATATTTCTATGTTCCTTCCACCAGAAGCATTATTGTCTTTGGTAGAAGCAGGATTATTAGATATTGAAGATGTTCAAAAAATGATAGACATTATATCGAATCCACCGAAGCAAGAAACACCAAAACACCCATTCAGTCCTTGGAATACATGGTTTCAAAAAAATAATGGAAAAAATGGAAAATATACTGGAGACGATGAAGAAAGAAAATCATCTGACGATTATGGTAAAAAGTGGGAAGATTGGTCCCCAGACCCTCACGATTACTTATGATCATAGATATTCCTTCTTTTCCTGGACACTGAAAGTGTAACCGACAAATTGAGTTTTGTCAAGAAAAAAATAATATTTTTATTGAAAAAGTTAAAAAATAATGTAAGATATGTATTATGAGTAAAAAAGAAATCAAAAAAGAACACTATGTAAACAATAAAGAATTTTTTGTTGCGATGGTAGAATGGAAGGTCTTAGTAAATCAAGCGAATCAACAGGATGACCCAAGACCACCAATCGGTGAATATATTGGAGATTGTTTTGTAAAGATTGCAGAACATTTATCTTATCGTCCTAATTTTGTGAATTATCCATTTAGAGAAGAAATGATAGGGGATGGTATAGAAAATTGCCTGATGTATGCACATAACTTTAATCCAGAGAAATCAAAGAACCCATTTTCATATTTTACTCAAATCATATATTATGCATTTTTAAGAAGAATCGAAAAAGAAAAGAAACAAAACTATATCAAATATAAATTGTTAGAGAATGCTGATGATGACCAAATTAGAAGTTTTTGCAAAGAGAACTATTTTGAAACATCTAAATTGAAAAAGTCAGAAGATGATACAGAAGAAAAAGAAGCAACAGACCAACTCAAAGAACATTTCCGATTGAATGAACAAGACATTAAAAAGTTTACACCTAAAAAGAAAAAGAAAAAGGTTTCTAAGAAGAAAGCCAAAAGTAAAACAAACCTAGACTCAATTTTACAGGATGAACAAAGTGAAGATATGTCTAATAAACGATAGTCATTTCGGAGCGAGGGGCGACTCTCAACTTTTCTTTGATTATTTTATAAAGTTCTTCGATGATGAATTGTTTCCTTATCTAAAGGAACATAGCATTAAAACAATTATACACGCAGGGGATTTGATGGACAGACGAAAGTTTGTCAATTTTAATATCCTACATCAAATCCGAACAAGATTTATGGATGAGTTAGAAAAGAATGACATGCACATGCATTGTATTCTTGGTAATCATGATGTGTATTATAGAAATACTAATAAAGTGAATTCTATGCAAGAGTTATTTGGAAATTGTAATGCAATAACCATTTACGAAAATCCAGAAGTGATAAACATAGACGGATTAGATATTGCATTACTTCCGTGGGTGAATAGTGAAA